TTTGGTGTATTCAGCGTTCTTGTCCTGTATACCATATGAATCTTGATAACGAATTTCGCCTGTCCATTCTTTAGCTTGGTACATAGCAAAGATTTCCCACAACTGTTCTTCAGCGTCTTCTAGGTTGCCGGCCATTTCAGCTAGTTTGGCATTGAGCAATTGAAACTCTGTTGCCATTGCCACGCCTGATAATAATTTCTGTCCACTAGCACGAACACTACCAGTATTGGCCATTAGATCAATAGCGGCTGTGGCGTGGTCGATACTTTGATATATTCCGCCTATTTGTGCGCCTGAAGTTTCTAAGAGATATGGTTTTAAGCCTGGATCTAAATTCTCTGGCATGGCAACTATGCTACCAGCACCAGCGGAGGCCATGGTCTCATTGGTCTTTACCAATGAAGGATGATTGTCTAAACGGATTGCCTGTTCTACTTCACTGAGTTGGTTATAGATAAATTGTTGTGTCTTGGCAATGTCCTGTATGGCACTAACACCAAAGCCACGCACAAGTGTTTTTTGATTGTAAACAATGACTAGAGGAATCATGCCCAAGTTGTTAGGCACCACAGTTTCAGCTAGTTCTTCGCGGGTGTCATAGTTGACTTCGTGTGTGGTGATAGTTTCTGTGGTCCATTCTTTAACAGTCTGTACTGAGCCATTGATCTCTTCCACATATTTGACATAGACTAGTTCATAGCGTCCAGTAAGATCACGCTCCCAACGCCAGTCTATAACAACTAGGGGACTTAGGATCGACGCATAAGGTCTAACACCAACAGCTTCTTCATCGGCCTTGGTAATAGCACCTATGTCTGGTTTGCTTAACAATACCCAGCAATGACCAAAAACACTTGCCCAAGTTGAAACTTCTTTCATAAAGGCATCAAGGTCGCGGCCATCAAGGTCCGCATCATCCAAGAAATCTTCTGTTTCTGGAAGGCCTTCTAGTGTGCCAAGATCACGCTCGGGTTTTTCCTGGAAGAGAAAGCTATTGTAGACATTGATGACCGACTTACAATGGTTATGGAGAGGAGTTTGCTGTAGGCGTTGTCCATACTCCATATCTGTTTCTAGTTGATATCTAGTGAGCAATTGATAGCGTTGATAATCCTCACCGCCCATATAGCTTACTAATAAGAAGCGCCAGTTGGCACGGTTGTAGTTGTAGAATCTGTTGGGACTGGCAATGCGCCCCAGCTGTTCATCAACGATTTGAATTATACTCATACTCTCATTCCTTGAATTGTAGGGCCTTTGTAGACGCCCTGATGTCCCCAACGCTGTGTAGTCACTGGGAACTGACTTGTATCTCTTCGCACTGGGAACAAATAATCGACCAAATAACCCAATGCGTCATTCATATGATCGTAACCACTATCCTTGTCAGGCTGTACTGTGCCTTCTTTGTAAGTGTGTCGTTCTAAACTTTCTATAGTGTATTTACACTGATTGGCGATAAAGAGGTGTCTTTTCCCATCAGAACCGCACAGTCTGGAATTGACAGCGTTTATTCTATCTCGCACCTGAGTGTGGCTGTTGGGTGCCTTGACCACGAATCCATTATTACTGAGGATGCTGAGGTCAGTGGCTCCTCCTGCTGATGTCTTGCGTTGTCTTGCGGCTGGATCAGGGTAGACCCAGATTCGACTCTTTGGATATCTGCTTTTAAGCTCGTCCGCCATCTCCTGCGTGTTAGAGCTGAACATTCTAATTTCGTCGACAATATAGAGGTCATCGTTTCTCCTTATGGCTATCACAGCTGACATCGGATCAATGTTAAAGTCCATACCCACATAGATGACATCTGTGTTTACACTTTCGGGCATTGTGTAGGTGTTCGTCTTGCGATCAAATGCGTAATAGATACGACCACTGTAGGTTTCAAAGGTGGCCATAAACTCCTGACGGAACTGTCGCTCATCTAGATCACGCATAGCGGCATCTATTTCAGCCTTGCTTACTTGTCCGCCATCTATGGTTGTGTATTGAAAGCTCTTCCAAGCGTCGGGAAACTCCTGCTCCATCTGATACAGTTCATAAGCCCAGTTTGTGATACCTTTGGGAGTACCAATGAACATAGCCTTGCCTTCACGGTCAGCCAGTGTTGGGCGTAGCACTTCAAAGAACGCTTCTGGATCCACATCGGCAAATTCGTCCATAATCAAATAGTCAAGTCCAACTCCACGCAGACTGTCTTCATTGTCTGCGCCTTTGAGAGCTATGGTTGATCCATTTTTGAGCAAGATGCTGAGTTCGCTTTCATTGGCTTTACGAATCCATTTGAGATCGGTTAGTTTGTTTTTGAGCTTGCGCCAAACAATCATCTTGGCCTGTTTGTATGTAGGGGCCACATACCAAACTTCTTGCTCAGGTACCCGTGCGTGATAGCACAATTCGCGAATAGCCAGGTGAGTTTTTCCAAAGCGTCGACCTGCTACAACAACCTTAAACCTATGGCCATCATTCGCGATAGTTTGTTGTGGAACGCTCAATGTCATCAGTGGAAATATTTGATTATGGTTTCGAGATGGCCGAATACAAGGCTTAATAAAGTTAATACACCGCCACCAACCCAGACCCATTTGTCTTTGAATCTAGTAAGATCATCCAACTTGGCCATAACCACAGCGTGTTCTTTGGTGTTGGTTTCTTTCATTAGATCAATCTGTTGTATGATGTCAGTCCTACTGGCCTCCAAGTGTTCCTTGAGACTGTCTACTTTGGTTTCAACTACCGCAATGCGTTCAGGTATAGTGGCCATTACGCAGTATAAGATTCAACTTGAAATTGGTCGAAATCTTGTAAGATTAAAATTGATTGGATATCTCGATATAATCGACTGGATTTGTCGATCCAATAGCCTTTGATATCTTCTTCGGCAATGGCTGAGTCTTCAATATATTTTTGCCAGCCTTGATCTATAATACCCAAAGCGTTTTGACTTAAAAAAGCATAATTCTTAAGATTTTGTTTAACAGTATCTAATGTCATAGTTCACTATCGTTCCAAGGTAAAGGTTGATTTGCGGATGAATCCTGGGGACTGTCACTTTGGCCTAAGATGTTTTTGCCCAGCCAAATCAACATAGTGGCATTACCGCCCATTGCCACTTTGAGTTGTGCCGCTCTTAATCGTCTCTTAAGTTCCGCACGTCCTTTTGCTATATAATCCGCAAAGTTGTATTTTAGGGTATCTGGCTTGACTTGAAACCAATCTGCCATTTCTTCCAAGGTACAGCCCATCGCGGCCAGCTTCCAAACTTCATCAGGAGGTACAACCTTTTTGGTAGCACCTCTTCCAACAACTAAGCCGTCCCGAGTAACTGTGCCCCATTTGGGTTGCTGTCTAGCTTTGTATTCCCATTTAGGATATTCTTGCTCTTTGGGAGCCTCAGCCGGGATCTCACACTCACAGTCGTGTTCGTGTAAGCACTCCGGGTTATTGATTTTGGGATTTGGTGGGGTAGCTACGATACTACCGCTGTCTATTGTGGCCATATTGTATTTAACAAGATGCTCAAAATCTCCTGACATATTAGGGTCTTTTAGTTATAATACTAATATGTTCAACAGAAACTAGAAAGGTTTCAAAAATGAAAAAGTATCATATCTATGTTTTTAATGGTAATGTCAAACTAGGTAGTATTACATATCCTTTATTCAGCACTCACCCAAGCGAGTCTGAACTTAACATTAGTGTAGAGTGGTTAATTAATCGTATTGATATGGATTTTGGAGAGAATAACTGGACATCGTTTGAATACTACAAAGAGATCGCAGAATGAGAAACATTAGTAAAAATAATCAGACCCGTTATGCTGATATCATTGGACAATTACAAAAACTATCTAATGTCGATCGTCATCGTGATGAACAGATTTTTGAATTTAGACGACAGTTTGGGCATATCTTAAATGATTGGCAACTGAATGGAAAATATCTAAATGAATCATTGAATGAATTTTTTAACAAATATGAAAAACAGTTAGAGGCCGCAGAATGAAATTACCTAAATTGAAAAATTGGTATCACGCTACTACTTTGGATAATGCTAAAAAGATTTTGGCCGCTGGGTATCTAATTCCACAAGAACATCGAACAGGCGGATTGACTCTTGGTGTGTTTTTTGCCAATACTAAATCCAATGCTGGTATCTGGATGGCTCAAAGAGGACACAAAGAATATGTAGTGTTTACTGTGCCAAGAAATCGATTTGATACTGATCAGATGTTTATTGGTGGAGCAGATCGTATGCCCCAAGAAATCAATATGATCTGTATGCGATATCAAGGTATTGTACCAGTTAGCACTAAAGATGTTATTCCAGTTCGAGATGACAGAAATTTTGATATTCCTGGATGGAAAAAAGTCCAAGTTGGAACTGGTAAATTTGGTTACGAATGTGTGGATCCCATAGCATTCGAATCATATGTAAATGATAATCCAGAATTAAAAGCAATGATCGAAAAACGAATCGAATTGGCAGTAGAGTAATCTGCTCCTCGCTTCCGGGGGTAAGTGCCAAGACCCCCTTTTATTTTGTCTGTTTCAACAATAAATGCCCAATAGCTTCACTGAGAACGCCTTCATTTTTTTGTAATTG